CTAATGAAGGCAGTTTACCCATTGGAGTGGTTCGGATGGTATTTACTGTTCAATACAGAACCACACAATCAGATGTAGAGGCATTAATTTAAACTTGACCAATACATCTAAAACATTAAAGGAGAGAGTATGGCAACAGTAAGTGGAAATTTAGGTGTAGTAAAAGTAGGTGGCAACCAAGTCGCTGAGATCAAATCTTTTGATATTACTGAAACAGATAATATCATTGAAGATACTGGAATGGGTGATAGCTTTAAATCTTTTGTCTCTGGAATTAAAGAGGCATCAGGAACTATAACTTGTCATTTTGATAGAACAGATTCTACAGGGCAAGAAGCTATGACAGTTGGAGCTAGTGTAACATTAGATCTATTTCCAGAAGGTGGACAATCTGGTGAGAGACAAATACAAGCAACTGTAGTAATAACATCAGTTGGTGTATCTCAAACTATCAATGAAATTGTTGAAAGATCTTTTGGTTTTCAAGCAAGTGGTGGTGTTACTCATTCAACTGTTTAATAATAATTTATGTCAGTAATTGATAAGGTCAAAAAACATTTTAACGATCAATCCAGCAAAACAATAATTGTTGAAGAATGGGATGCTACTTTTGTAGTTAGACCAATGAACCTGGATGAAGTTAGAAGATTTTTAGAAAAGCAAAAGCAAAATAGTATTGAGGCTGTTGTAGATCTAATGATTATGAAACTTCTAAAAGAAGATGGAGAAACTAAAGCATTTAAACTAGAAGATAAAAAAACATTATTAACTAATGCTGATCCTAAAATCCTTAACAGAATAGCAGAACAAATTGGTGATGACACATCTATTGCCAGTGAAAAAAAAAGTTAAGACAAGACCACCATCTTTATTCAATTTATCAATTAGCTGAATTATTACATAAGTCAGTAGAAGAAATTAAATGCATGAGTGTTGAAGAATTTAATGGATGGATTGCTTATTTTCAGATAAAAGATGAAAAAGCAAATTTAAAAGGTTATGGCAAATAATTTAAAATTTACAATATCAGCAGTTGATAGAACGAAACAAGCCTTTGCTGGAATTAAGAAAGGCTTAGGTTCTGTAACAAGTGCTTTATTTAATTTTAAAACAGCAATAGCTGGAGCTGTTGGGATTGGAGGAATAGGTCTCCTGGTCAAAAATTCATTGGAGGCAACAGATAGAATTGGAAAATTATCTGGAGTTTTAGGTATATCAACAAAAGATTTACAAACATTTAAACTAGCATCTGAGATTGGTGGAATAGAATTAGAGACATTTGCAAAAGGTGTTAGAAGATTTACAGATAACATTGGTGATTTTAAATTAGGTGTTGGAGAGGCAAAAGTATCTTTTGAACAATTAGGAATAAGCACAAAAGATGTTTTAGCAATTGAAAACGATCAAGTTGCTTTATTAGGTTTAGTTGCAGATAAATTAAATGAAGTTGAAGATGGAGCTATTAAAACAAAACTAGCTATAGAAATTTTTGGTGGTAGAGGTGCTGAATTAATTAATGTTTTGGATGGTGGTACTGATGCATTAGTTAAATTTGCAGAAGAATCACAAAGATTTGGATCTTTAACATCAGGACAAGTAAAAGCAGTTGAAAATTTTAACGATAGTGTTGTTAGATTAAAAACTGTATTTTTTAATTTAGTAAATCAAATAGTTGCAAACTTATCACCAGCATTGCAAACATTATCAGATAATTTAAGAGAAAATTTATTAGAAGGTTTTGAAAAAGCTGGAGATGGTGCATCAGGTTTTGCTAAGAGGTTTGCATTTTCTATTTTAGATTCTATAGATGTTGCTCTTGCTGGATTAGGAGATTTTGGAAATACAACAATAAAAATATTTAATAAATTAATTAGAATATTTAATAAATTACCATTCACTGGTGCTGATGTTCCAGAAATAGAATTTAGATTCGATTTTACAAATTTTTCTAATAAAATTACTGAGCTTAGAGGAATTATAGAAAATATTGGTGAATCTACTGAAAGTGTTTTTGGAACTTCTCCAGAAAAAATAAAAAATACAACAGAACAAGTTAGCAAATTAGAGGATAGATTCAAAAGATTACAAAATACATCAGATCAATTTGGTAAAACAATTGCTCAAGGTTTTGAAAGAGCAATATTAGAAGGTCAAAAACTTGCAGATACATTAAGACAAATTGGACAAGAAATAATTGCTATAGCATTAAGAAAAACAGTTACTGAGCCAGCTGGAGAATTTTTTGGTGGAGTTATAAAAGAAGGTATTGGTGCTATACTCAAAGGAATACCAGGTAAAGCAATCGGAGGATCTGTAAAAGGTGGATCTCCATATATAGTTGGAGAAAAAGGAGCTGAATTATTTGTTCCAGGTAGATCAGGAACAATAGTTCCAAACAATGCTATAGGTGGTGGAGCTGTAACTGTTAATCAAACAATAAATTTAATGCCATCAGTTACTGATAGTGTTAGAGGTGAAATATTAAATGCATTACCATTAATCAGAGAACAATCTGTCCAGGCTGTTATTGAGGCTAGATCTAGAGGTGGTGTAATGACTAAAGCAATGGGATTAAAATAATGACAACTTTAACTATACCAAAACAAACTGATTTTAGATCTTCAACATTTGGTTTAGAAGAAAATACTGAAACTTTTGTTTCTCCAATATCAAACACAATACAAACATTAGCAAGAACAGGAGCTAGATGGTATTTAACAATTAATTATGCTCCATTAAAAAGAGCTGATGCTCAGGTTGTTATTGCATTCTTAACTAAACTTAGAGGCAGAGTTAATTCACTCAATGGCTTTGATCCAAATGCTACATCTCCATTAGGAACAATTGCTGGATCAACACTATTAGTTAATGGTGCAAGTCAAACAGGGAACAGTTTAATATGTGATGGAGCTCAAGCATCAACTACAGTTTTAAAGGCTGGAGATTATTTTGAAGTAAACAATGAATTAAAAATGGTTACAGATGATGCTACATCAGATGCATCAGGTGATGTAACAATTAATTTTTCTCCAAGTTTAAGATCTTCACCATCAGATGATGCAAGCATTACAACAACTAATCCAAACTGTGAAATGAAATTAGTTGATGATAATGTTACCTGGAGCCAAGGTATTGGTGATGTTTATAATATTTCATTTTCAGCAATAGAGGTATTCTAATGAGCAAAACATTAACCTCAGCCAACTCTAATGTGTTGGATGATAATGTTATCGTTCCAGTACATTTTTTAAAAATAGAATACACATCAGGAACTTTATATTTAAATACATCTGATAGAGATATTGTTTTTGATAGTAACACTTATGTTGGAGGCTCAGGTATTGCAAACATATCTTCAATAGAGGAATCCCAGGAGCTCCAGGCGAGTGGGATTCAATTAACTGTCTCAGGTGTATCAAGCTCAAATGTATCAATTGCATTAACAGAAAATTTTAAAAATGTTGATGCAACTTTATATTTAGGATTTTTAAATATAAATAATTACACATTACATGATGATCCATTTATTATTTTTAAAGGCAAAGTTGATACTCAGGATTTACAAATAGATGGAGATACAGCAACAATTGTTATTGAAATAGAAAATAGATTGATTGATTGGGAAAGACAAAGAATAAGCAGATATACAAACAATGATCAATTACAAAAATTTAGTGGTGATGTTGGATTAGAGTTTGTTCAGCAATTAGTTGAAAAAGAATTATTTTGGGGAGTTGAAAACTAATGGGATTTTTTAGTGGAATAGCATCTGTAATAAGTAGTGCAGTTAAATCTGTAGCTAAGACAGTTGCAACATCTGTAGCTAAAAAAGGAGGAATAAAAGGTTTATTCACTGCTGGATTAAAACAATTTGCAGTATCTTTTATAGCAAGTGCAATATTCTCATTTGCTTATAAAAAGTTAGCTGGTAAACCTAAAGAACCATCATTAGGTGGTTTTGATAGTGAAGTTGTTAATAGATCCACATTAGTTAGATCTCCAATATCAGCAAGACAAATAGTTTATGGTAATGTTAAAAAATCAGGAACTTTAGTTTATGCAAGCACTACATCAACAGCATCAACATCAGATAATAAGTTTTTACATTTAGTAATTGCTCTAGCAAGTCATGAAGTGCAATCTATTGATAAAGTTTTTTTTAATGATGTAGCAATCACACTGAGCTCAGATTTAGATGGATCTGGAAATGTAAACACTGGAACTTATAATGGTAAAGCAAGAATTAAAACTCATTTAGGTACATCAACACAATCAGCAGATTCTGATTTAGTTTCAGAAGATAGTAATTGGACATCATCACACCAATTAAAAGGCATTGCATATATTTATGTCAGATTAGAATTTGATGCAGATATTTACCCAAATGGCATTCCAAATATATCAGCTCTTATTAAGGGCAAAAAAGTTTTAGACTATAGAACTTCAACAACTGGTTATTCAACTAATCCAGCTCTAATTGTTTATGATTATTTAAGATCCTCTGATGGAATGAATGCATCAACATCAGAAATAGATACAACATCATTTACAAGCTCAGCTAATGATTGTGAAGACTCAATAACTTTATCTGATGCCTCAACACAAAATAGATATGAATGTCATGGAGTGGTTTCATTAGATAAAAAACCAATTGAAATTATTGAGGATATTTTATCTAGCTGTGTTGGAACTTTAACTTATGAGCAAGGAAAATTTGTTTTAAAAGTAGGTAAGGCTAGATCTTCTGTTAAGACAATTACAGAAGATGATTTAGCTGGAGAAATATCTGTTAGAGCTAAACCAAAAAGACAAGATATTTACAACCAGGTCAAAGGTGTTTTTGCAGATGAAGATAATAATTATGTAGCAACAGATTTTCCAGTTGTAGAAAATACAACTTATCAAACTAATGATGGTGAAACTATCTCAAGAGAAATACAATTAAATTACACAACTAACATCGCAATGGCTGAAAGAATTGCTTTGATTTTATTAAAACAATCAAGGCAAATGATTTCAGTTAATATGATCTGTAAACCAACATTAATTAATTTATCTGTTGGAGATGTGGTTACATTGACAATTAGCAAACTTGGATTTTCTACTAAACAATTCTTAATTACTTCATATACATTAAATGAAAATTTAACAGTGAGCATAACTCTCCCGGAATATAATACTACTGTTTATGATTATAATAGTGCAACAGATCAAACAACTGTTACAACACCAAGTAATATTAATTTGCCATCTGCATTTACAGTTCAAGCTCCAACAACTTTAGTATTGAGTGATGAATTAAGAATATCTAATGAAGGAATTTTAGTTAATGTTCTTACTGTATCTGCAACTGAAAGTGATAATGCTTTT